GTGCTACCGGCCCGGCTGGTGAAGATGGTGCCGACGGTCAAGGCGTACCAACTGGCGGCACTACAGGTCAGGTTTTAGAAAAGATTAACGGTACTAACTACAACACACAGTGGGTCACCCCTGTTGCTCTTGGTACAGCTCAAACCTTTACGGCAGAGCAAACCTTCAACGCTGGGTTGTCTGTAGACGGTGCATATGAGCAAGTTGCAGAAGCCGTTAGTGCGTTAGATATAGACTTAAGTACGGGTAATTACTTTACAAAATCCCTCACCACTTCATCATCTTTTACTTTTAGCAACCCTCCGGCTTCCGGCACTGTTGGTGCGTTTACTTTGCAACTAACCCTTTTTCACCCAAGTTCCAGTATTGCTATTACTTGGCCCAATACTGTTTACTGGAACGATGGTAACGCACCAACCTTTACAAGCAACGGCACCCACCTCTTCATGTTTGTTACTACTAATGGTGGTACTAAATATCGTGGCTCCGCACTTACCGATTACACGGCTTAATTATGGATCCTAATACTTTTAGACAGTTCATGGCTTCTGCGCCTATTGGTCTTCCGAACATCGGTGATTCTTTTAAAGGTGGATATTACGTTGGGGTGATAAGCCACACTGCTGACGGCAACGCAACACACGCACTTATTATCTGCCCGATTGCCAATGGTCTTGGCGAATTATACACAGGCACCAGATTAAGTTTTTCTGGAAGCGGCAGTACGTCAAACGCCGCTAGTTTTCACGACGGAGCGCTAAATACTTCTATTTTAGCTACAAGTGTTGGTGGCAATGGCGGAATTATTGATGCTGTCACAAGCCTAAGCATTGATGGATACAGTGACTGGTACGTACCAGCATTGGCTGAGATGTATGTTGCATATTACAACCTTAAACCTTCGACGCACGGGAACACAAGCACCACGGGCGCAGGCAACTATGCAGTGCCTCAAAGAACAACTAACTTTCAAAATAGCGGTGGTGTTGGGAGTGACCCTGCCCAAACAACCCTTACGAATTGGCAGCGGGGTAACGGTCAGCGCATAAAAACATCTGGCCCTACTGGGAATGCATTTAATGGGCGATTGCATTGGACTTCCACCCAGCTTAATAATACCCAGCTAAAAAGAATTGACCCAAGAAATGGACAAGTATATGGGCAGTCGATAACTAACAATAAATCTGCCTGCCGCGCTTTCCGCAAAGTCGCTCTTTAATAACCTGACTTTATTTTTTTAATATCTTTTTTAATATGTACGTTCTCGCTCCCAACCAGACCGTCGAGACTTTTCCTTATTCAATCGGTGATCTGCGACGTGATAACTCGAACACAAGCTTCCCACGTAATCCATCTAATGAATTGTTGGCTGCGTGGAGTGTTTTTCCAGTTGCTGATCGTCCCAAACCTTCCTTTGATTTAGCGACTGAAAACTGCAATCTAGTCAATCCAACGTATGAAAATGGCGAATGGGTTGCAAATTGGCAGGTGACAACTGCCGATGCTGATGAGATTGCACAACGATTGACGGATGAATCTGAAATTGTCCGTGAAGAACGCAATGAGCTTCTAGTGCAATCAGATTGGACCCAACTTACTGACAGTCCCCTCACAGGTTCGACCCTGTCCTCTTGGGTTACTTATAGACAACAACTTAGAGATCTGACTACTCAAGCAGGCTTTCCTTGGACTATTAGCTGGCCTACACCTCCTTCTTAATTATGCTTACCCTTATTCGCCCAATTCTTTTTCAGTTTATTCAATCTGAAAAGGTCAAAAGATTGATCGTTGATCTTCTCCGCACTCTTGCTGAAAAGAGCGACAATACTGTAGATGACCAAGCCGTTGACTTTATCGAGCGTGGTCTTTTTGGTGATGCGTGATGGACTTCCCGGAGTTTCCAGAGTTTCCCTCTTTGATGCTCCCAGAAGCCCCTGTATTACCTAAACCGATCCTAGAGGCACCAAGAGGTCAAGTACCTACTTACAAGCCCCTTGTAGTGCCTCCTAGCGACCTTAGACCGCCTCCTGGTGTTAAAGGTAAGACTGGTAAAGAAGAACCAAAGCCTCAACCTAAAACACCCGCGGTAAAACTACCAACTGATATTCGACAGGTTGAGGTCCCTTTTACTGATGTAGAAGTTCCTTTGCCGTCGAATGAAATTCTAATAACGGCTGGCAGTACTGCCGTCGTTTCTGTTGCAGCCACTCTTACAGCAACATCAGTCTTTAAATGGACTGTATCTGCAATGAAACCCATACTGAAAACAGCATGGATCAAATTGACCAAAAAGAAGGAACCCCCAAAAACTTCTTAGCTAAGGTAAAAGAAAATACAGAAGAAGAACTACAAATCCTTGCTACATTTGTTAGATTAGGTGTAGTTATCTGGAGTGGTTTTATTATCACTTTAAATTATGTAGATTTGCCGATGATCAAAAAAGGTCAAAGCGGTGGAGACATAACTTTTGTCGCTTCTGTGTTTACCGGGGCTCTTGCTACTTTTGGGCTTACAACTTCAAATAATAAAGCCAATAACAAATCTCCTGATCCTAAAAAGAAAGAAGAATGAAAAAACTTTTGTTTTTGTTGTTTCTAGCTTCACCTGCGGCTGCACAAATTGAACCTAATTTTACTCAGGGTTCAATGCAACAAACCATCAATACTACCCAAACTATCAACGAACAGGTAGTTACCGAAATCTACGGAGGTGATTACTCATACTATTCTGGAAGCAATGTCACTCCCAGTGGCAACATCACAGATCCAACGACAACGTTTGCAGTGACCAACGCAGGTCAACAGTTCCACGTCGAACAAGTGACACGAGCAGCCGGTCTGATCGAAACAACCACAATCGACCGCGACATCGTTACCATCTCTACTACTACATCCTTGTCGGTCTTCTCTCAGTAAACCCAACGTTTGCTGAAAGTGAATCACCTGAAGTTCAAAACCAAAGCAACCCAGTTGCAGCAGCTACAGGGAATGTAGTCAATCAAAATGTCAATATGCAGAACTCCGGAGCGCCGTCTCGCCAGTTCTTTGCAGCTAACAGCAACTGCAATGGAGCTACTGCACAAGTAACCCCTTTCTACATGGGTAACGACACCGTTCCTGTGGAGTCTGATGGTTACGTTCGCAACAACAACTGGGGGATGCAAGTCAGTCTTAGCATCCCTCTTGATGGAAGCATGGTTGAGCTATGCAAAAGCATTGCTCGTAAACATGAACAAAAAATGCGGCTTGACTATGAGCTTGTCCGTGCACTCAAGTGTACTGAAATCATGAAGTCTGGTTTTACTTTTAGACCAGGCAGCCGTGTTGAAATCCTCTGCCAAGACATAGTTCCAATAGTTTCAATTTTAGATGATCGAAGCACTAATACCGCTAGCAATAGCAACGGTGGCAGCAGGAGCAACACTGAACAGCCGGCTTCACCAACGAATTAATAACGTCCATGATCGCATCGGTGGTTTAGATCGTCGTATCGACCAGGTCGAACTAAGCGTTGCACAGGATTACGTAACTAAAGCGGATCTGCAAGCAATGATTGACCGCGTCGAAGCTCACATGGTTCGTATAGAAAACAAACTTGATCAAATAGCTTTAAAAAGTTCCTAGGTATGAAATACAAAATTATTGATAGACGTAATGGTCGAGTATTGGCTATTTGTCCCACTCAAACTCGTCTTGATTTTATGCTTAGTAATTGGGCTCGTTATCGTCGCTTTCTTGAAGTTGTAGAAGAACCCTCTACGCCTTCTTCGTAAATAATTCTACAAGGTCAATGAAGAAAAAAGCTACAGAAGACCAATTCAATGAGCTGCATAACTTAGTCACTAAAGAGTTTCTTGCTCGGATCAAATCTGGCGAAGCAACTACACAAGATCTAAAAGCAGCTTGTGACTGGCTCAAAACAAATGACATCAGTGGTGTTGCCTATGACGGTAACCCGCTGTCCAAACTCGCTCAGGTGATGCCTGAGATCGACCCTGAAATGGTTCAAAAACGACTTTATGGCTCAGCAGTCCGGTAGCTCTACAGCTCACTACGCCGGTAACCGCAGATCCCTTTTGGTTAAGCGTGCTTATCAGCGCAAATACAACAAAAAAAGAAAAGAGGTAAAACGCAGAGTTGAACTCAAGCGTATTAACCGACAGAAAGGTACTTACGGCAACGGTGACGGTAAGGATGTATCCCACAGAAAAGATGGGTCCACATTCATGGAAAAAGCCTCTAAAAACCGTGCACGAAATCGTAGTCGTAAATGACACCTTTGCTTCCCACTCCTGATCACTACCTTTACAACCTAATAACCATGACGTCCTCTGAAGCCAAGCGCCTTTGGAGGCGCAGCATCAAAGAACACTTTGGATGCACATGTGTTTATTGCGGAATAACTTATGACTTACATGAACTCACACTGGATCACGTACATCCTCGCTCTCTTGGGGGTGAAGACATCACATCAAATGTCGTACCAGCTTGTTCCAGTTGCAATCAGGACAAAGGAAGCCTCCATTGGCGCTCTTGGATGAGAGCCCAATTTGGAATGAATTTACTTAGGGAAGGATTAATCCTTTCACACATTCAATAACAAACCTGTGCCTAACGGCAAGTAAATAATACCGCGCTCCACATGGGGCGCTTTTTTTATGTCAACGCCTGCAAAAGTGCAGGAGTGGCTTCGTAATAATAATGGCAATCTTTCGGATGCATACAAAGCTGTAAAATACG